CTTATGCTGTTTGGACATCGTGGATCCCACAGCAATGGATGGACAATGACCTTGTCAAATCCACCATACTTTCTTTTGGGGAAGACGTCATCGGACAAGACGTCAAGACCTACAGCAAGCGTATGATCAGCTTGCTTGTGGTCTGTGGGCTATTCCTTCTTAGGATTTTCGGTTCCCGTGCAGCACTGATCTTTATGCTGCTGGGCCTAGCCTACTATATGATTACTATCGCAGGAGTTATTGAGACAAAGAAAGAGGCATACATGGCTCGCCTAGTTGCCTCTCGTGATACCCTACCAGAATGTTTCAAGACTCTCCGCGACCAACACGTCAAATATGCCTGTGGTATGTTTGCGGCACTTGGTATCCTGTATGCCGCCGCTCAGACCTATAAGGCACTCAAAGCCAACCTCTCATTTCAGGGAAAGCTCGCTCCTAAGTCGATCAGCGAAATTCGTGAACGCGATGCTGAAGCCGATGTATGGAAACAACCTGATCGAACTAAAATGATCCATAAAGGCAGCTTCGTCGATCAAGATAAAGCAAGCCGGAGCCTCCGCACAGCCATGGGACTTGTGACCATTGGCGATTCTTTTAGCGGCGCCTTCTGTCTTCGCTCCAAAGTCTACATCATTCCCTCACACATGTTGCCTGACAGCCCAACCAAAGCTGTCTTCCAAAGCGCCTCTGGCAGCATCTCCATGATCATCGAGAAAGAGAGCTGCTATGTCATCCCCAACACTGATGCAGCGTTAGTCTATGTACCAAATGCACAACCTGCAAAGGACATGCTCAAACATTTCGAGAATGACTATGTCCGCCACCCTGTCCACGCCACGATCCACGGTGTGGACCAGAACCTCAAGCACTTCAGGGATGATACCCTCTGGCATTTCACACCGGACGTATATAATGGTTATGCAGTATTTCCCGGTGCTTTCTATACCCTTCTTAATATGATGACTTTCGAGGGTATGTGTATGTCACCAATCGTGTCGGATTCTCTCGAGAAGAAGATACTCGGATTTCACATTGGAGGAGTGACAGATACACGCAAAGGGTGTGGGTTCGCCGTAACCGCACCTCAACTGGTAGCAGCAATGTCCCGCTTAGATGCTCTCAGTAAAACTCACATGCCAGCACCCCAGGCATCCGATCTCCCAGACACCATGCTGGGAAAGGAATATGCCATTAGTGGAGACATCCACCCTAAATGTCCCACCAACTACATCACAGGAGATCCAGCTGTCATAGCCTATGGTACCGTAGCAGGCAAGGCCAAATACGTCTCCCGAGTAATCCCAACACCTATCACTGATATTGTAACAGAAGTGACGGGTGTCCCCAATACCTACGGTCCGCCAAAATTCACTAATCCAGTCCTTAAGGAGGATGGTAAGTGGGACTCACAGAAATGGCGACCATGGTACGAATCATTAGAGGTATGTTCTAAGCCCTCAGTAGGTTTTCCACCATCAAAAGTGGATGCCGCCATGAAT